AACTGCTTCTTTAGTCTCTTTTATCTTCTCAATCTCTTTATCCGTTGGAGCATATTTAATATCCTTACCCGCTGCCTTCAATTTATCGTATTGTCCTTGTAATGTTTCTATGGAGCTTTGGAGTTCATCTATTTTTATCTTATTCATACCCAATCTATCTGTCTGTGATTCTAATGCATCTCTCTCTTCCTTTAACCCAGCTATTCTTTCCTTCAAGAATATTAGCATTGTTGGAGCATTAATCCCTTTTTGAGCCTCATCGAGTTTGATAAAGGCGTTTGTAACCTCATCGATTCTACCAATCGTTTTATCAAACCCCTCGATGATTGGTTTTAATGCGTCTGCAATACTCAGCAAAGCGGGAATAAATGCGTCTCCAATTGCTTCCTTCAGGTCTCCCATTGCGTTACCAAATTGAGTCAAACCTCCTTGTTTGGTCTCAGCCAATGTCTTAGCTTGCCCTTTGAAGTTATCGTCTAAAGATTTTACAATTCCACCGAACCTATCGGATTCTATTGCAGCCTTATCTACCACAACACCATATCTTGACAATTGCCCGACTTGTCCAATCAATGCCTTACCAAACAACTTTGCACTTTCAACAAGTTTAACTTCCCTTCCCTCCATCATTGAGATTGCAGCCGACATATCCATTAACCTTGGAATTGCTATTCTCATCTGGTCGGCATTCAATCGGAAAGTCCCAAGCATTGCCATTGCAGCTTGCGTTTGCTCATCTCCGAAGGTAGTTGTCTTTTGTAATTGTTCCGAATATTTAATGAGGGAATCAATCTCGTCATCGGTTGCCAGTTTTAGATTGGTCATAATCGAACGCAAGGACATGGTTGCAGTCTCTTGCTCAAGTGCCGCCTTAACACAGTCCTTTAATCCCTGTTGGAATTTATACAATATGGCAACCGTGAAGGCCCCAGCAATCATTCTTTTTAGATTACTAAAACCAGAATTCATTCGCTGAGTTTGCGCCTCGACATTCTTAGATGCACCCTTAAAATCAGAATCTACTTGCTTGAGCTTAGCCTTTACGTCTTTTATATCGGCTCTTATTTCTAACAGGATATTATCACCGGGCATTAGGTTTCCTCTTTATTATCTTTGCCTGTATATTTATCCATTCCTCCCAGAGTTCCACTCGTGTATTTAGGGTTTCTTTATATTCTTGGAAGCTGCTCGAAGTTCTTGCAATGATTTCTTTGATTTTGGCAGGGTGGAAGTATTGGCGAATATCCACTCCAAGGGCTTCCAAATGGTAAAAAAATCCTGTAATATCTGCTTGCTTTCTTTGGGATTGCTTTTCATTAGAAGTTCGACATCACCTTCACATATTATTCCTAAAAGATGCTTCAACCCACTGCCTGCCAACACAGATGGAATACTATATGTCTGTATTATCTCTCCAATCTCACACATCATTTCCAGAGTGGGTTCTTTGAGTTTGATTTTACCGTCTAAATATTCCTTCATTATATAACCGTTATTTCAAGATCTATATCAAGACTGGTTATGACAAATGACATTAAATACCGGAGATAACCGCCCTCTTCTACTCTCGTGTAACTCTCGATGATTACTCCAATGGTGATTACAGGATTTTTGTCATCTGCGCCTACACCAGCTGGGATAGCCTCATAAGTAATCGTAGCTGGAGTTCCATTCTCAACCAAAGCCTCTAAGGTTGCAGCGTTAGCTGTCTCAACGAGTGTGTCAAGCGTTCCCCTTGCATTTGCACTTGCTACTTCAATCCTATAAATCCCCTCGACACCACTTGCGTCTCTAATAGCTGTGAGTGTGTTTCCATCGGTGAATTCTACAAAGGAAGAGTGATAATTAGCCCCCAATGTCAATGTGCTTCCCTTCACTACATACATAGTTCCAGATTTGTATGCTGTTACTTCTGGGCAGGAAACTGCACTACCGCTGACATAAAGCCCTGTGAATTCAAAATGAACCATAGCCTCTAAGCCTGCTTCCAATCTAAAGGTTGCAGTCCCTCGGGCGCCGGATAACTTTTCAAGGATTCCATCATTATAGAAGTAGAAATACATCGAGCTGTTGGTTGCATTATACTCTTCGATTGTATCGAATTCATTTACTTCTGCTGTTTTTTCCTTATATGCGCAAGCGTCTAAGAGTTTTGTTATCTCTCCAGCAGTTGCATTGACAAGTGCTTTTGTAAGTGGCACATCAAAAGATAGTGTCTTGAGCTGTGCGCCTGGTAGTGTCTTATACCAGAATCCTCTATCCCCTCGAGGGATATTTTGAGGATTGTATTCTGGGGTTAAGGTGATGTTCCTCGCCTGGATAACATCATCAGCCACAACAGGAGTTGGATCCTCACCATAACTTGCTATTGGTTCTAACTTGCCTAATAATACATACCTTGCGAGTCTAAGTCCCATCTTTTCCCTCCTTTTTTGTTTTTATTTTATATGGTTTTACATAAGGTAAAAAGAAGACACATTCATCTATATTCATACTGATAATATCTCCTTTTTTTCGCCATTTGCCTCTAAACTTAAATTTATCGACATTAACTATATATCTTTTTTCACTCAATTTTACCTCCCTGACGATAAGCTATGATATTCAATATGAATCGTTATCTCGATTCCCATTTTTCCCTCAAGAGGCCCTTCACTGCCAAAGGCATAAGGAACTGTATCATAAGATGCGACATAACCTGGCATTGAATCTGTATCTCTTGTATAAATAGGAAATGCGTCCGCTTCGATTGCCTTGATAACTGCCGTGACAATTTCATCTATATCATTTGCATTATCTTCTCTAATAATTATTCCAACTGCTACATCAGCCTTGTGTGACATATGAGCTCCTTCAATTGGGATATGCTCGCTTACGGGTCCTATAAAAGCAATCGGAGTCCCAGATTTAGCAACTGCATCTTCTTCTGAAACAAATAAATCCGTAACAACTTCAGCAAATGCCATAGGGCTACTAATTGCGCTTATTTTTGTATTAAGCCATGCACGAATCTCTTTACCCCTTAACAATTTGTTCTCCTATTACTCTTTTAATTTTGAGTTTCATATCTTCATATGCGGGTCGGGCAAAAGGCCTTGACATTGGATGACCGCACTTAAAAACCCTTCCTTTTCGATGAGCATATTGGTCAATCGATTCCCATACCTTAGCATACCACGCCATTTGACCGATTGATAATTTCCCTATTACTCCGTATAAAACTTTTTGAGATTGGATATCTATTTGTTTCCAGAGTGTTCCCTTACCGAATTTATGACTCAGTCTGTGAGGATAAGGACCAGAGAGATACATTGCCTGAGCCCTTCCCTTTATTAGAGCCATAATGTAATTCATTGAATTAAGAAGATTAGATTCAATCCTCTCTTCCTTTTTCTTTATAACCCTATCGAAAAACTTAAACCGAGCAAAGAATTTCATATTATCTCCATGTTCTCTACTGGATTCTTGTATAGTTCTACAACCTCAAGGAATATTTTAAGCCAGGGGATGTCGTTATATGATGTTGCCTCTCCACGCTTGCCAAGTGAAGCCAGTCCGAACCTACCCTTTTGCTTCATCAAATCCATCACCTCAAAGATTACAGCCTTTTTGATATTTTCAGGAATAGTGGAATAACCCGCTGTATACTCAATTGAGACCGTCCCGGTAAATCTGCTGTCAAATTTGATAACCCCGTTTTTATACACTATGTAATCGTCAGAGTCTATATTCTGAGTGTAATCCCCTTCAGTTATATCTAAATCCACGATTGCAGTTACAGGGTATCGGCTTAATACAATCTCATTCCCATTGTTAACCTTAATCTTCTCAGTTAGAGTCGCTGAATCTATCGGATTATTTGACAATGTCTTAAAAGCATTCTCTACAAATTTTATCAATTCGTCAATTAAACCATCATGCTCTGTAGATGATGTTTCGAGTATTGTTTTTACATCTGTTTTAGTTATCCAAGCCAATTAAATCTCCTATATAAAGGGGGGGGATCGGTACCAATCCCCTTTTCTATTCCCTTTATTTTGTTTTTCTCACCAAAACACATGAGCGTCTAATCTCGTTATACACTTTCGTATTCACTACATAGACACCGTCTTTCTTCTCACCACCGTCAACAGTAAATTCTTGGTCTCTGCCAATAGAAGCTGAAGCAATCATCTTGACCTCAACCTTCTTCTTGTCTTCGGGTATCTTGTCAACTATCTTCTCGCTGTCCTTTTTTAGTTTCTTAATGCTCTTATCATTGAAAGGCATTATTACTCCTATGTTGCGGAAGTTTTGATGATAGTGAATAATTCGGGTTGAATAACATAGATGGCTATGTCGCCAACCGCTCTGAGCATGATTGCGTTCTCTGCAAATTTCACCGATGCATCAGATGCTACCTCAAATCCATCTTCCCCAAAGGCTACACCTTCACTCACACTACCAAAGATTATGAATGCGGTATCAGCTGCACTGGTAGCAGGAAGCGCTGAGGTGATATGAACAGGATAACCAAGCAGTTGTTTTGTGTTGTAATTAAAGAGAGGCATTCCTGCGGAAGTAACGCATCTCGTGTGAATTGTTCCCACTGTCTGGTTATTCGTTATCCAACCTGCACCAACAAGATGATTCGCATTAATCGCATGGATTGCATCAATGAGATAATCCCTGTTGATATTATTGAAGCTGGTTTCTCCAGGTGCAAAAATGACCGAATTGGTACCACTTGCCTGAGTAATACCCGTATATTTTGAAGAGCCTGATGCTGTCCCGGTAAATACTTCCTCATCAATGTGACGGGCATATTTCTTGATGAATCTCTGAGTGAAATAGTTGGTCAATTCTACCGCTGAATATTTCAAGGATTGTCTTGACATTACGAGCGTTCCAATCAAGGTTTCACGGTTGACTGGTTTTGCGTCTACAGTTGGAGCTGAATCAGAAGGTGCAGTATTCTCAGTTTGATATTCGAGAGTTACATCTGTTCCAAGCTTTGCCATATTGACAACTTCAGCAAGAGGTATTCGTGCCAAACCTGCCTCAAAAGCAGCACCATACATTGGGACAGTCTCATAGATGTGCTTAATCCATTCTTCGGGGATTATAGCAGCCATTGTAGTCGTGGTGATTGCCTTATTACCTGTTACAATCGAATCCAACTCTTTGGTAAGAGTTTTCCTTATCTTCTCTCCCATCTCAACTCTCCAGTCTGCTTTCGCAGGTGCAAAGTTGAGTGTCGAAACTTTATCTTTGAAGTCCTTAAAAAGAGGTCCAACTGTCTCAACAACCGTATTCTCAATCTCAGCTTTCATCTCTTTAGAGAGAGCGCTTTTCCCTTCGAGTATTTCCTTGATGTGCTTTTCATCAAGACCATACTCCGCAACGAGAGATTCATAGGCTATCTTTTCCTCCATCCCCTGGTCTGAAAGTTCCTTAAACTTTTTCTCTATAAGTTCTTTTATGGTCATATTAACCCTCCTATTCTACCTTCTGATATGATATACTAAACCAATAAGCTGCATCTGCACTATTACCCGTTAATCCAACGGTTATAATTCGAGCCCACTTAAAATAAGATGCGTTTGTAGGTAAGCTATCTATCTTCCAGGTTTCAGTTTTTAAACTATCTTGTATAACAGATGCAGTAAGCCAGGTGCTACCATCTATGGATGGCTCCCATGTAATTTTGACTTTTACGGCTCCAGCTGTGGAAAATGCCTTATAAACAAGTTTACAGTTTGCCTTTAAGTCTCCCGAACCGACATACTGTGCCAGTAAGGTATCAAGGTCAACTATTGTAGTATCTGCGGCAGTAGTAGCTACACTATCTGAAGATGCAATATCAACACTGCCGAAATAAGACGCGAGAGTCCCTGTTCTTGCGAATAGACATATTGCCACAACCATGAAAAATAAAACAAGTTTCCTCATCTATACCTCCGGTTTGGTTAGTTCTTCCATTCCAAACTTCAGGACATCACTAAGTTTGTCAGTAATGACCTTGGCAATTTCCTTTTCGGGTAGGTCTCCAGAGCTACTTTCGTTCCACTCCTGACCTTTCTTTCCCTTAATAATTGCCTTTATCTCAACTAATTCCGTCTTAATAGCATTTATCTCAGCCCATATCGAATTAGTCTCTTCCTTAATTAAATCTTTTTTGCCATCTTCTTCCTTTTCCCTGTCCGCTGCTCTTCTCTTTATTTCTGCAAGTGCAGCTTTTTTAATAACTGCTAAATCCTTACAGGTTAACCTGATATCTTCTTGTTTTAAATTGTCATCCCCAGGCTTTGCCCAACTCGATAACCCATAATCCGATGGCTTTTCTGGGAAGGTGCATTTTAAGGGACTTTTAGGTCCTTGTCTTGCTCCAATTGATTCTGTCTTTGGTAATGAGCAAGGAGGTTTCATTACAGCTGCAATCATCTCTGTCCTTCTCACTGTCCCCCGAATTGGACCTGATGCAGTTCCCGATAGTCCACCTCCTCCAATTTTAGAGAAATGACATCTCCAAGCTGCTGCATAATTCCCTTTGAATCCCTTGGAACTATGTGTTCCATATTTATTTTTGGGTGAACCAGCGAACTTCGTTGATGCAATTAGCATAGATTCTATGGATGTATCTGTATCCTTATCGTAAGGTTCTTCCGATACTGCTTCGGTTTCATACTCTTCATTATCCTCCTCACCTTCATATCCCCTAATCATATTCTTGAAATAATCCGACTCGACTGCTCCTTTCTGTGATACAAGTGCAGCAGGATTATCGGGAATGGTAACGGGGCCAAGTTCTAATATTTCATAATCGGTATATATTCTATTAACATCCTTAGCCTTAAAGCCTAACTCCTTTATCGAATCCTCATCATCAATAAACTCAAAGGGAACAAAGGTGTGCGAAAATGCCCTCAATGCCCTTTCTTTAATAAGTGTTTTATGGTCTTGTGCAAACGGTGTTGAAGCAAACCATGTCTTAGCCTTAAGACTATTGACTTCCTTTCCTTTCCAATTCGTCTTTCCCGGTTTAATCCATCTCGAACCCCCGATAGTAAATTCAGGTGCATATCTATGGCCAGAAAGCATAATTGGATTCTTTCGATAATTCGCTAATCTTGCACCAGAAACAAGTAAAACTTCTCTACTCCTATCGGGAATTTCCACAGTTACATCAACAATCGGTTCATCCTCATCTAACTCTTTCTTCTCTATAGAAATCAAACTATCGAAAACCATTGCCTTGTTTGCGGTATCTTCCCCATATCTCTTAACTGCATTTTTAAATTCAAGTTCTGGATCTATCCCAAGTTTAGGTCCACATTCCTTAAGATAATCTTTTAATAGTTTTGCCATTTATACCTCCAATGCCTCTTCTGGCACTTCAATGCAGAGGCAATTAATTACATTGCTGGCTGAGCCGTTCCTATCTCCTGGATACATTAAAGGCTCTCCACCGACAATAAAGGGTTCTTTGACTGGTTTGACTTGACCATGAGCAGCCACATGCGCCTCTCTCGATGCTTCCGTGAGAGCGGAAAACCAACTTCGCCACATTATACCTGATACATCAATAGTATCGTGAGATGTCTTATTCGCTGCTCCTCCCGTTTCGGTTCTTGAAATTGTCATTGCTCTATGTTTATTCATGTAATCAGGACTGAGAGGGTCATATTTCGCATTTACATATCTTGACATTTCATTCATTGTCATATCCTGTTCCATTCCCTCTGAAAGCAATTTCTTTAACTGTTTAATATCTGTTTCAGCAATTCCCTTCCATGTTTTTTCAAGATTGTTGATATACTGCTTTATATATTCTTCTATATTCATCCTGCTGACATCTCCACCTAATTCGGACATTTTCTGAGTAAATGCCTTCTCAATAGATTCTATAATGTATGGGTTGAACTGCTCTTTCATTTTATCGGTAAGAATGATATAAGAGAGTATAACCATATCCGATAGCGTAGGGTCATCAAATCCTTTAGGACTTAACTTCCTTAAATTCTTTGATACTTCTTTACCCACCCATGAGAAATACTTATCAACCTCTTTCGCAAATCTCTTCTCGACTGCATTCTGCCATTGATAGAAAGTTTTCCATGAGCGTATCCCGATTACTTTAGGTCTATAGACTTTTATATTAGGTGCGGACTTCTTCCCCTTCTTCTCCTGAATAGTTGCAACCGGCACTTCACCTAAACTTCTATACACATCATCACCACCATTATATGGGAACCATCCGTGGTTACCTCTGGACTGGTTAGGAGACATAACATTCATCTCAAGATACATTCTTTCTCTCTTCATCTCCATGGCGGGGTCTTTGGGCAGTTCCATTGCAAACTTAAATGAGATGGAAGGTTCTAAAATTAAATATTCTGTAATGGTCTCTGCAATATCCTCTGCAATGGGCAGTTGCTTATTTTCATAGAATGAAAGCCTTGCTTGATAAGCATTAGCATAAGTCGCATTTTCAGGGTCGATTAAAACACGGGGGACTCCAAAGATTTTATATAAGCTCTTTTCTCCTGCCTCTTGAATACCTGTAAAATTAATCTCCGATGGAGAGAAAGCAAATCTGTGGATATTAGTTCCCTCTGGGACACCCGACGTTTTACCTGCATTTTTATATCCACTCCAATTCTCAATCCATAGGGAAACCATCCTCTGTGTTTGCTCTGGCGTCTTTCCCCATTCTAATACAATGGGAGGAACGCCAATGTTCTGGAGAAGAATATTGGCATAATCCGTAACATATTCATAATTATTGTACTGCCCAAGTGCAGCCTGAAATGGTCCAATCCCATAACCCTGCGGGTCTGCAAGGTTAGGATATTTTGAGTGAATAATCACATCCGGGACAAAATTCTTTAGCGCACTGTTTATATTGAGCTGATATCCGGCAATGGGGTTAGTATCTGTAACAATAATCTTCGTTTTATCAGGTGGGATAAAATACAGCTTCTCTGGTCTAAGGCTGTCTCCAAACTTAAGTAGATATGTGTTCCCAGTTGCCTCAAGAGAACAAACCCATAAATATATTAACTGTCTCCAGGTGCATTTCTCAAAAGGTTTCTTTAATAGTTGATAATATTTCTTCGCATACTTATTCTTCTCCGGGAGAGGTTCTCCATCCTGCTCTAAATACCATTTGACCTTTTGCATTGACTTTGCAGTAAAATCAATTGCCCTGTAAATATGATGATTTTTCCACTGTGCAACATAATCGGTTACCTTATCCTGTGATGTTAGCCCTCGCTTGGATGTGGTAATAACGTACGGAACACTCTCAATCTCCGTTATTCTTAGTCTCTTCCTGAATACTTTTTCAAATATATTAGGCATTTATCCTCCGATTATTACAAAAGGTTCTACATTATTATGGGAGTGTGTGCAAATCCCATATCTAATTGCATCCATAGCATGGTTCATATATTCAACTGGTTTGTTGAGTATGTTCCCGTTCTTATCCTGCCTCATTTTATATTTATTGCGTTCTTTTTTTATGTTTTCAGACCCGCTAACAATGTGAATTATTTGCTCTTTTAAGAAGTCAATCCCATGCTTAACCGAATCGGGTCCCTTATCTGATGGCAAAGCATTTATCCCCATCTCATACAATTCTTGAATTGATTTAGGCTCTGCTGAATCCCAATACTGCGGGTCAAGAAGATTAACCTCTTTTAGTCCCTTGATTTTCTCCCCTAATGCAATGTTAGTCAGCCCAGTCTCGTAAATTAGTTCCTTAACCCAATATTCGTTCGCTTTGTGGTATATTTTAATAAACGCAGCGGGGTTAATACTGTATCCAAAATCCCCACCATAAAATATTTCATCAAATTTAATGTCGGGAAGATCGACTATATCCCAGTTATAAATTTTCTCTTTGGGAACAGCCCATTGACCATGCTTGTAAATTGAGATATAAACCTCATCTTCAAGACGGTCTAAGATTCTCCTATATGAATTTCTTATATCTGCAATGGGATTATCCGCAATTGTAGAGTGGTGGATGTATGAATCTTCCATCTTCCCCGGACCAGTCTTTATCTTATCATTTAAGAAGAATTTATTCTTGATCCATTCGGCTTCGCCCTCGTCGGGGTTATATGTCCCTATAATCTGCTCGTAATCTGATAATTGTTCTCTTAACGCTAAATCAACAATTCTAAAATCCTTAGAGGTAAACTCAGTCAACTCCTCCATGTGGATCCCGGTGATTCCCTTAATTGATTCAATCTTCTCGGGATCATCAAGCCCATCGAACTTGATAATATTTTTCTGCCTGTTTGAATTTCTAAATGAGATTGTCCTATCAAATTTTCTATAACTATATTTAACCTTCTGCTCATCTAACATTTTTTGCCAAACTTCAATAACCGAATCGTATGTAGTTGCCCTCACTTTCCTGAGGACAAGGAATTTATGATTGCCCTCTACCCAACAACGATATAACATCTTCCGGGCTACAAATTCACTCTTGCCCGAACCCTTTCCACCGACAAGATTTAAATATCTGTATTGATTAGTCAGTAAAGGCTTGAAGGTTGAGGATATTGTCAGTCTTAATTCTTTAGCCATTGAAAATGCCAACAGGATTAAGATTATCCACATTATCCTTTCTCGTCTTGCTGATTCACTACAACTTCCTCTACCACAACCTTCTCGTGGTCATTAATATAACCTGAATGTTCAATGTCTTTTTTATCTCGTTGGTCAAGCCATTGCTTCCCTAACCAGATAAGCATTATATTACTTCCTTTCTTTGCCTTTTGCCATTGAAGACGCCTTAGCGCGACAAACCCCTTTTCCTTCTTTTGCGCATAATAATCCGCAAATTTCATCTTCTTGGATTTTTTCACTCTCCGCTCAATTGTATCCTCACTACATTCAAACCACGCAGCAATTTCAGAGAGAGTGCATTGCATTGCGCAAAGTTTGTCGAACTCCTTCCATTTAATCTTGATTGGTTTGGGTCCGCGTTTAGCCATAACCTAAAATAAATATACCTTCCTGAGTCCGCAAGCCCAAACAAGGCTCAAACAAGGCGGTAATAAGGCTCTTTTAAGGCGTTGTTATTGATTGTTAGTTACTTATGGGATAGATGATTTTCTTGATAGTTTTGACTGAAAGCTGATATTTGTCCGATAAAGTTTCAAGGATATTCTCGACATAGATATTACCGTTTTTATAATCTCTATACATCTCCTTAAAATCCCTCTTGATGTCTTTGTTGCGCTTAAGCGTTATTGGGTGGTGGCTCATTCTTCTT